AGTAGATGCCATGTTCCCTATCTTCGTCATGAGATTCTATTATGTGATAAATCGCTCCTTCGATATGAAGTGGATATAAAGGGGGTTCTTGATGATGTAATCAGTAAAAACAATGTCAATTTGTTTTACAAATACTGTATTTCAAGAGTTGCGTTCACGTTATCCAACATGGGAACAATTAGAAGAGTATTTGGAATCAGAAGCAGGTGGATTGTTTCGTGTCGTACAACAAAACAAAAGTAACGGGTTATTGCTTATTCGATATGAGAAGGGGATTTCCAATATGGACCTTCCTCATAGTAAATGGTTTCGCTCCGTGGTATGGGATCGAAACACAAATACACCTGTCTCCGTCGCACCTCCTAAATCATCCTCGACTGACTTTCCATTCAAGACACGTCAAGAAGTTGTAGATGCTGGAGTCATTTGTCAAGAGCATATTGATGGATTCATGATCAATTGTTTCAAGCGTGTCGGCGATGAGACCCTGTATATCACGAGTCGTTCCAAATTGGATGCGTCCGGACACTTTCATTCCGCCAAATCATTTCGTCATTTGTTCGTGGAGGCCTATACGGGATGGAACATTACGGAACCTGCCGAATCTCTGGAAATGATCATTCAGGGAAAAGCAAGTGACTTTCCTTCCCCACAATCGGAGCATAATGAAGTGGCAACATGCTTTAGTTTTCTCGTACAACACGTTGATCACCGAATTGTCACACCGATCAAGGGGAACAATGTAACCCTTATTCATAAAGCAATTGTTTATTCTGATGGGACGATTTCCATGGAAGATACACCAGCATCGTTCTCAAACTGCGTCCCTCTCTCTTCCATTTCCATGACAGACGGATCAGATCAGATCACGACATGGGTTCATGAACAACTTCGATCACAATCCTGGGCGGTCCAGGGTATTGTCTTCAAAGATCAATCTGGTAATCGGTGGCGATTTCGATCAGAATCCTACCTCGCGGTTCGATCACTTCGTGGAAATGCTTCTTCCGTGGTCGATCGATTTGTTCAATTGTATCTTCAAAATCTTGCACACACCTATCTGGAATACTATCCTGAGGATTCCGTGATGTTCTCCTTTCATCAAGAGATGATGAAATTTCTGATTCATTCGATTTATGCAGAATACCAACAGCTTCATGTTCGGAAAACAATTACGATCGACAAGATCAATAAAATGTACCACCCTCACTTGTACTCTCTTCATGGTCATTATTTGTCTCAACTTCGATCAGTAAATAAGAAAGTAACGCTGAATGAAGTTCATGATTATCTGCGCAAACAACCGTGGCAGCGCATTTCATTTCTCCTTCGAGGAATTCAAGATGTTTATTATGGAATGATCCAAGTGGCATAAATTTAAATTTTTGGTAATTATATAAAAGGACTTAAAAATGAGTCGTCTTATCTAATTAGAATGTCGTATGCTATTGGAATTGACCTCGGAACTACGACTAGCTGCTGCGCTGTTTTCCAAAACGATCGTGTAGAAGTCATTGCGAATGAGCATGGAAATCGAACCACACCTTCGTATGTTGCTTTCACCGATACGGAACGTTTGATTGGAGATGCCGCAAAAAATCAGATTTCCTCCAATCCTAGCAACACTGTATTTGATGCGAAGCGCCTTATTGGTCGCAAGTTTGACGATTCTGTTGTTAAAAAGGATATGGCAAATTGGCCATTTGGCGTGTCAGCCGGTTCCGATAATAAGCCTCGAATTGGAGTCGAATTCAAGGGAGAGAAAAAGACATATCTACCGGAAGAGATTTCAGCCATGGTGTTGACTAAGATGAAGCAGACAGCGGAGGCCTATCTGGGTTCCGAAGTGAAAGACGCGGTCATTACCGTTCCTGCGTATTTTAATGATTCCCAGCGCCAAGCGACAAAGGATGCTGGCGTGATTGCTGGTCTGAATGTTCTGCGAATCATTAATGAGCCTACCGCTGCCGCTCTGGCATATGGTCTTGATAAGAAGAAATCGGGTGAACAGCATGTTGTTATCTTCGATTATGGTGGTGGCACTCTCGATGTATCACTCATTACGATCGACGACGGTGTCTTCGAAGTGAAGGCCACTGCTGGTGATACTCATTGTGGTGGTGAGGACCTTGACTGTCTCTTGGTTAATTGGTGTGTCCAGGAATTTGAAAAGAAGAATAAGGGTGTCGTTCTTAAGGATAATGTTCGCGCACTGCGTCGTCTTCGAACCGCATGTGAGCGTGCCAAGCGCAGTCTCAGCAGCTCCACGCAGGCAACGATTGAAGTCGATGGATTGGCGAACGGTATTGATCTGAATCTAATGCTCACACGTGCTCGCTTTGAATCACTTTGCGATAGTGAATTTCGTCGTGCGGTGGCACCTCTTGAACAGGTTCTTCGAGATGCTGAGATGTCCAAGACGGACATTCACGAGGTAGTCATGGTCGGTGGTTCGACACGTATTCCGAAGATTCGTGAGTTGGTCAGCCAGTTTTTCAATGGTAAGAAACTGAACGATTCCGTTCACCCCGATGAGGCGGTAGCGTATGGTGCTGCGGTTCAGGCGCACATTTTGACGGGTGGTAAGAACACAACAGATCGTACTTCCGATATGATTCTTCTTGATGTCGCCCCTCTGTCATTGGGTTTGGAGACGGCAGGCGGTGTGATGACTCCTTTGATCAAGCGTAATACGACTGTTCCGTGTAAGAAGTCGCAGACGTTTTCTACTTATGCTGATAATCAGCCAGGTGTGTTGATTCAGGTCTATGAGGGAGAGCGTCAGTTTACCCGCGACTGCAATCGTCTTGGCGATTTCAAGCTAGAGGGTATTCCGCCGATGCCACGCGGTGTGCCACAGATTGAGGTATCATTTGATGTCGATGCGAACGGTATTCTAAATGTGTCTGCTGCTGAGAAGTCCACTGGTAAGTCAACTAAAATTACGATTACCAATGATAAGGGTCGTCTCAGTAAGGAGGATATTGAACGTTTGGTACAGGAGGCGGAGAAGCATGCTGCGGAGGATAAGGTCCGCATGGAGCGCGTTGATGCTAAGAATCAATTGGAAGCGTACTTGTACAATACACGCAATGCGGTACGTGAGGAGAAAGTAAAGGAATCGTTGGGTGCGGATACTGTGAAGGAGGTGGAGGCATGGGTTCAGGAAGGTATTGATTGGCTGGAGGCGCATCAGGATGCGGAGAAGGCCGAGTTTGATGAGAAGCAGAAGATGTATGAGGAGAAGATTCGACCTGTCATGACAAAGATGTATGAGAATGCGGGTTCGCCTGGTGCGGAGAGCGCTGCTAACGCTAATCCAAGTGCTAGCGCTCAACCAAGCGCTCGTACCGGTCCATCAGTAGAGGAAGTTGATTAAAACGTATTTAAAATCGGAATGCGTTTCTTTACATAATGAGTAAAGAAGATGAGGAATACAAAAAACTATATAGTCTTCTCTCTAGTCTTTCTTCTAAAAATGCCCCATCTAAAGATCATATGATCACCCCTGTGATTTCATTAATAACAGAGAAACAAACAAGTAGAACACTAACACTTGATATCCCTCCGCTTGAAAAGCCTGTCGAGAAAGCCGTTGAAAAGCCTATCGAAAAAATAGTGGACCCTCCCATTGAAAAGCCTATTCTGTCACCTCTTGAAGAAATTATGACAAAGAGTTCAACTCGTTCAGGAGTAACCTTTACATGTGAAGCATGTTTGAGAGTATTTCCCAGTTCGTCCAATCTCCTTACCCATCATAAAATCACACCGATGTGTGCTTATTGGTTTACTCTCCCCAATAAAGAAGAATATGAACATAATCCTACATCCATTCACATCTTTATGGATGATATATTAGCAGAAACGGTCGCAGCAGAGGGTTCTCCTAATGAATGCCGATTTTGTCATAGTACATTTTCTAATAAAGGAAATCTTCACAAGCATTTTCATACGTCTATTGTATGTAACCGAATGGCATATGCCAGATTTAAAAAAGTGGTCGCTAACCTAAAATGAATCAAAGATATCATCAATAGATGATTTATTTAATTCTTACTGCGTCACTTCATACAAATCGATTTACAATGAATTCCAAACGAGAAGGAGAATATCTATCTGCCATTACGCAGACATTATCCCATCTTCCTTCTGCGATTCAACCAATCATTGTGGAAAATAATGGTCAACGATCCACGTGTTTAGATCATTTTACACATCATAACAAAAAAGTTCCAGTGATCTATACTGATCACAATCAATATTCATTCAAAAGCAAAGGGGTTAATGAATTGCTTGATCTTCACACGGCGATCGATCAATTAGGAATTCAGGCGAATGATATGATCATTAAATTGACCGGTCGATACCCTGCCACCTCCTCCGCATTTTTCGAAAAAGTGATCAAAGATCAATATGACGCATTTGTGAAATTCTATAATGTATGCGAATTAATATGGGATAGAGATGACTGTGTTCTAGGATGTTATGCGATTCGTGCGTTCTTTCTAAAAGGATGGAACCCCTATTCAATCGATAATCACGCTTCCGCTGAGACAGCATTTGCAAGATACATTCAACATTGTGGTGCTCGTATCAATGAAGTAGAAATACTTGGTGTACGGTGTCATTTTTCAGAAGATGGTCGAACACTTGACGTGTAATTTATTATGATATTATTTCTAAAATAAAGTTAATGATACCGATTCCATATGTTGGCGCTGCATTTGGTGGACTATTAAAAATATATGATGATATTGTTGATATTCCTGAATATGCCAATTATAGTTCTCCTCGTATCCTTGAAATCATAAAAGTTCTTATTATTTCAACGTTAACGTATATCTCTATCCACAATGTAAATATACCATTCATTATTTTTATATTTCATCTCATTCATGTAATATTTGTGGACAAGAAAGCACTAGATACTGATTTCTATTTTTCAGGTATGTTCCTATCATTTATTTTAATATTTGTAGCATTAACATCATCTGAACTTAATTTCGGAGCCATACCCATTATCATAGCATCAGTACTATCATTGGCATTTGATCATTATTTTTTCCCTGAAGAGCATAGTTGGAAAAAGATTATTGAGCGATGTATATTTGCTGGATGTCTTATTTTTTCTCCTCAAATTGTACCCGCTGTATCGAATATGATTAATTTTGATTTGAACACATGGATGGATTACGATGCGGTTAGTATCGCGGCTGGTTATTTTTGTATTTCCATCATTAATATGACTTATCTTGAAATAACTAGTAAAAAAATAAAACCAGTCGATGAACATGTAGAATAAATGAATCGATACTGACTTATTATTTAGGAGCCACTGTCGGTGCGACACGTACCTTTCTACGAGCATCAGACGATACTCCAAGTGGTTTACCCGTTGATAGATTCCATTCTCCACGAAGTTGTTGGAACCATCCAGCACAACCACGTGCCGCTGCCGCAACCGCTGCGCGTGCAGTCGCCTCCTTTCCGTCCTTTACACCAATTCGAAGTACCATCTCATCTCGAAGAGGATGCGGAACAGAATATCCAGCATATGTAATGGCTGGTTTGGCCTCACCTTCAATGTGATGCTGTACCAACCATGTTTGAAGAAGATTACCAAGAGTGTGATCGTGACCACGAAATAGGAAGTCAAACCCAATGATACGCGCATCCGCTGGAGTCAGTGTAATTTCATCGGGAAGATCGCCTTCGTGAAGATTAACATATCGACCACACATGTTTTCACCCACTTCACATGCGCGATTGACAATGTATTTCACATCGAGAACGCCAACTGATTCCACCGTAAAGTCGAAACTGAATGGCTCACCTTTTTCATCGATCTTGAAACAACGTTTGATTTGCATCGTATTGAATTCGCGCTCAAGTTCGGCATATCGTTCCGATGCCTTGTCCGGATTGTTCACCTTTTTGGTAATCGTCAACCATTTTGTAAACAATTCCTGAATTCGCTGAGGATTATCATCAGGTGTATATTCATACGAGCACTGCGAGACAGAACTGAATCGCGCGTGTTCACGGCCGGTACCCTTCGACGCGACAGCCTCAATCTCAATTCGTTGTTGGTTTGCGCCGGAGCCTGGTTGAAGCGATGCGATAAGGCATGTATCATTGGTAAGGGGGTTTCGAGGAAAGAACAACTCTGTCGGAACGCGTTTTCCGACGACTTCTTGCTCTTTTTGGTCATCGCCGTCTGGAAGGGTAGATGGTCCGACATTGGATATGTCCGTAATGATAAAGTCTTCTGACTTGACGTAACGTACCTGGTCTTTGTCGCCTACCACATTCAGAGTAAACAGATATTTTTTATTATTCCATTCGTTTGGCTGAGTAACATGGATGGGAAGAAGACCAATCCGGTCCGCCAACATTTCATTTGTCATCGGGGTGTCATTTCGCTTCACGATCACGTCCGTAGTCGATCCTGTCGCAGTCATATCAGAACGAAATGCAACGGTCTCTACGCCGGTAAGCATTAAACGACGAAGTGTATTGGCATACGTTACATGGCTTCCCTCCAAAGTAAACGTGTAGGTACGATCATCTTTTTGCTGGACATTCAAGAACTTCATCATGGAGGACTCTACCCTACCTTCCGAACCCATTTCAATCAATTTTATCATTTGCGTTCAAGCGGATACCGATTCGTTCGTACAGAAGAAAAGGATGAGTCGCCCCGCTCCCATTCATATTTTGTTCTATTCAAATCGGTGCGAATGGTCAAAAGCATTTATCGAAGAAATCTCAAAAACAAATTACCATCAGGAATTGCGATTCATTTGTGTGGATCCGGGTCCTAATCGTCCCGCCCTTCCCAGTTGGCTCAAACAGACTCCGACACTTGTTATTTCAGGCGAACCTGAACCACGAACAAATGCCGAAGTCATGAATTGGTTGTACGAGCGCAAAATGAAAGATGGCGGTGGCTCGAAAGGCGGAAACGGTGGAGGGCAGGGTCCGGCGGAGCCGGAGCCCTATTTGGACATGGAGATGGGAGGAGGATACGGCGATTCTTATTCTTTCATCGGTACGGACACATCCGCACAGGGGAATGGCGGACTAAGTATGAAACATAACTTCACTTACCTCGGGGGAGGTGATAGCGTGGGTACTCGCGAAGCATCAAACTTCCAGACAACGAATACTAACGAAAAGAGAAGCAAGAAGGAATCTTTGTTGGATCAGCAATTAGAATCGTATAAAAATCAAAGAGACGTTGGTATGCCCCAACGTATTAACCGTCAATAATTTTCAAGTAATAAAATTTAATTTCATTATTCTGGTCCGTCAATAACAATCTAAAGCAAATAACCGGATATTACCATAGTAGAATGTCAATTCTAAGCGCATTTAACACACAACTTGTAAACCTATTTGACGAAATGTGCCAGACCTTTCCGGACGACAAGGAAATTAAGATGGCAACGGAAGCGGTGAAGGGTGCTAAAAAGATTAACCCTCGTCTCATTCTGGATCTCTTCGTCGAGCATGTTTACAAAGACTGCGGTACGGCAATTTACGAACGCAATGCCCCGCTCTTTCGTCAGATCGCCCAGCACAAGATTTCTACGCAGTTCAATGAAATGATTTCGGCACTATCTATTTTTGATAAGTACTGGGATACAATGGGCGCAAAGAATCAAGATGTCATCTGGCAGTATTTGAAGGTGCTTTGTGTTCTAGCGGAAAAGGCTACCGCCTAACGAGGGGGCTTATTGAAGCCTACTGCGAGTTAATTGAAACGGTTTTTAGTAATACATAAGAAGAATCATGGCTTCAGCTACGGAACCATCAGTCTTTCAGACCAAATACAATGAATTCGTAGACGATGTTTTGGGCGCCCTTCCCGAATATACGGCGCAGATTCAGGCTGCTGGCTCCCTGGACTCAGATGCTCGTCTGAAACGGTTTCAAGAAGAAGTCAAAGTAGCAAATACCCTTGGTGGTGACTCTAACGATTACTCAAAGAATCCAAGTACGATCCTTCCAGGTGTGACGGTAGCGGATAGCGTATGGGCCTGCTTGTCAGACGCTTCCAAAAAAGCAATTTGGGAGCATGTTCGAATTCTTTCGATTTGCTGCTTCATGGAGGCGGGATTTAGCGATGCCAAGCCAGAATGGATGAATGATGCCATGGATGAAATGAAGAAGAAACTGGAGAGTGTTGATTTTTCAGATATCATTGGCAAATTTATGAAGTTCTTCAAACCAGATGATGGCTCCAATGAACCTGCGGGAGCTGGAAAGGGGCTGCCGGATTTGAAGGGAATGTTTGAGAATGGATTCCCGAAACTCCCTGAAAGATTTCTGAAGGGTCATCTCGCAAAGCTAGCTCAAGAGATGGTGAAGGACATTACTCCTGAGGATTTGGGAATCTCGCCTGAAATGATGAAGGATTGCGAAAAAGACCCGTCCCGGGCTTTTAACATCTTAATCTCTACTTTTTCAAATAACCCAGGAATTATTCAAAAGACGATTGCGAAGATTGGAAAGCGCCTTCAGCAGAAAGTTCAGTCGGGTGCCATTTCGCCGCACGAAATTGCGCGAGAGGCAGAGGAGTTGATGAAGGAATTTTCAAGCAATTCCAGTTTCGTTGACATGATGTCAGGAATCAAGAGTGCTTTTGGCATGGAGGACATGGACATCGCGCGCAAAGCGGGAAAGGAAGGCAGTGCTCGTCTAGCAACAGCACGTGACCGATTACGTAAAAAACTAGAGAAGAAGCGACAGGGCGCAAACGCTGATAAGAAATAAAGTCGATAAGGGTTAGGAATGAGTGAGAAGAAGAAAGAATGTGAGCCGTCATTCTGGGCCGAACCATCGGTCTTGTTTCAAAATGTAAGTTTACAATACCGGCCTACCTGTGAACATTCCGTGATAAACTTTGTTGCCCGGCTTGTCTTATTGTCGCTCTTTTTGGGAATGATTGCCAGTGTGATAGGAGGTTTGCCTGCATTACTTGTTGTAGTATTGTTTGGCACGATCACTGCGTTTGTAATCGTAATGACTACACCTATTGCGGCGAGTGCTCCCAATGAGACGGCAAAACAAGAGCCAACCTCTAGAAAGCATACAAAGAAGACGGCAGATGAATATTATGAACTGCCTTATACCACAACAGTTGATCCAACTGGTCCAGTTGGAGTAGAAGCACCCCAACTGAGCGAACATTTTGTAAATGGAGGATCTGCTAAGGGTAGTGTTCAACCAGTGGGAGAGCCGATTGGTATGGCCGAAGTAGATGCGGCCCCTTATGCAGGTTCTTCTCTTCCCGATTATACCCCTCCTACCTCACGTAATTTGTTTATGAATGTATTGTTGGACGAGATTAAGTACAATCCAGATCGCCCTGAAGCAGCAACGGTTGGCAATCCGACCGTTAAACAGACCATGGATGATTTCTTCCGTGTTCAGTGGTTTTCTGATCCGACCGACGTGTTTGGAAAGAATCAGGGTCAGCGTCAATTTATTACACAGCCTTCCACTACGGTGCCCAATGATCAGGGTTCGTTTGCCGACTGGCTATACAAGATTCCTGGAAAGACTTGTAAGGAGGGCGGCCGCCCTGCATGCATAGCAGGATCCGATGGAAGTCATTTGCCGTGGTTGAACCAAGATGCATAAGTGAAATATGTTATCTAGAATCATATAATAGTATATCGGATAGAGTAATAGAATGGAGAAAATATTCATTACTGGAACGGGTCGCTGTGGAACAACTTTTTTGATTAAATTATTTACCTTTTTAGGGTTTGATACAGGATTTAATGAAGAAAACTATAAGCGATATGTCATGCCAAATTGTAATGCAGGAATGGAACGAGTCTTTACCGACCGATTTGGCGTCCTTAAAAATCCGACCTTTTTAAATGATATGGAGAAAATAGTGAAAGATAGGAATATTATTATCAAACAAGTCATTATTCCTATTAGGGATTATAAGATATCTGCGCAAAGCCGCGCACATCATGGGCTCAATCGAGGCGGTGGACTATGGAATGCTGCCACGGAAGAAGAGCAGATTGTTTTTTACCATAAAATGATGGCGAATTATGTATATATCATGACGAAATATAATATTCCTACACTATTTATTGACTTTGAACGTATGGTGACAAATAAGGGTTATTTATTTACTATACTTCGACCTTTGCTGGAGGAGAAACAGATCGAGTTCGAGGTTTTTTCAAAAGTATACGACGATGTATCATTATCTTCTAAACCCAAACGATAATTCTATCGATCTTTATTTGCTACGGAACAAATTGATATGAGTACGCGTTTCGACGCATTCTGTTTATCCTATATTTTTTATAGCGCATTCGTGTAGATATCATGGAGATTAACCGACTCACTCACTCCCGAGATGACCTTTGCGGAATTCAATCATTTTATTCACAGTCTGTTGGACCCGGTCGTTATCAGACCACAAATCTTGTACCTAAAGCTACCGGCGTGAACCCTGTTGCATCAGATCAGCTATTGATGTATCCTCGTGAGGGATTCGGATTCAATAATTCGGCGATTGACGCAGACTCTGTTCTACGCAACCAGGTTGCGTTTAAGAATAATCGTTGTCAGATTCGCCCTCAGGCGCGCCCTTTCCTGACTGTCCCTTTCATGCAAGGTGGTAACCCGTCTCGTGATGTGGAAAGTTTATTGCTCCATTCAGAACAAGTGCGTATGGGCAAAGAATGCGGTACGGTTACTGAGCAGTTCTTCTCGCAACAGTATACTCCGATGATTCCTGTTCTGAAGAACAATATTCAAAATCCGAAGAACCTTATCCCCGAGGTCGCGGCGGCAGGATGGATTAATGGTGGAATCCCATCTCGTTCGTATCTGCGTGATGTTAATTGTTAAGTTGTATTATCATTTATTTATTATCATATGATATGGATCTTATGATAATTTATGATCGTACAATAGAATATGAATACTCGTAAGAACAATTCATTACGGAAAATGAAACAGGAAGAACTTGTAGCAAATGCTGCAGAGCAGCATCGTTTACGTCGAAATATGATTCGTCAAATACGAAGTCTGAAACAACGACAAAAGAATGAACGTCGACGTCTACGCAATGAAACCCGAAAGATCCGAAATGCCATGCGAAAAGAACGCAATGAGTCACGTGTAGCACGCAATGCGACGCGTAATGCGAGACGTCAGGAATTAGCAGCGAGAAAAAGGGATCGAAATGCTCTTCGAGAGGACCGCCGTCGTCAACAACTTGCTCTACGGGAGGAAAGAGAGGCGGATCATCGCGCACAACGTGAAGCTCAAAAGGAACGTCGACGACAGAAACGTGAACAGCATGATGCACTTCTCCAAGAAAAACATGAAGAGGATGAAGCAAAACGGTTACAAGAAGGAGAACGACATGCTATGTTAACTAAAAATTCTTCCTTGCGGAAGAGGTCTATCAAGACGAATCATGGTTCATTTACTACCGCATAATGATTATTTTTTGAGTCGTTGAATAAAGTCACGAATTTGCTGTAAATTATTCTCCAGAGAGGCGCCAGGTTCTGTGGAGAGTGTCAGAACAGGAATATCAGTTGATTCAATCCATTGTTTGTGTTGACGGTCAAGCGCATCCAAATATTCCAGCTGAATTCGATCTTCACCTTGACGATTTCGAATGTGAATGCGATCCTTGGAAGTCGTGGAGCTCGTGGAAAGGTAAATGATACCATTTACCTGATGTTGTTTGCTGAAAATCGAAAACCAGCTATCATATAGCTCCCATTCAAGATCATCCATATCACCCGAATCACGCAGCATTTGAGCAAAGACATATTTATCAGTCAGTACTGAACGCTCGGTCAAAATCACTTGAGAACCCTTTCCATTTGCGTTCAAATCTTCTACTGCTTCTTTGATATTCTTCAGACGGGTCAGAATAGCACAGTTCTGAAAGGTATATGCCCATCGTTTCTTATCTTCGTAGAAGAGTTCCAACAAATTTTTACCAGTACCATTCTTCAACGCCGTCCACTGACCAACAGGTTCATCTACTACGCGAAGTTCAGGAATGGATTTGCGGATTTCAGCAAGCAGCGTGGATTTACCGGCGCCAATGTTTCCATCCAGGGAGATAATAATGTGAGACATGTTGAATATGAGGTCGATTTTTCATATCGGGTGGATCGATTCGTCAATTTTTATGAATTAATTTACATCGGATGGAATAGTATGGCCCACTATCTTAGCAATGTTGATGAAGCATACGGTCCGTTATTATCCTCCCATTGGGAGAAAAAGGAAAATCCACAGCATTATAATGAATTGGTGTCGCAGCAAATTCACCCTTTGCCACAACGCCACATTCTTGGATTAGTGGGAGGAAATGAAGTGAGTTTGATCAAGGGAAATATGGTCGATCTAGAATCAGATCTGAGAGGGATTAATCTCCCGAACACATTTTGCCCGTCAAGACAATATCAGCCCCTACAACGTGATCAAAAAGAGATCGTCCGAGACAATACGAAAATTGCGGTCAAGATTGATGTTCAATCCGTCCACCTACCGGTCTATCAGATGATTGCCTATCCCGCTGTGATGGCTCCTGCTCCAATGGTGAATGAAGTATGCGTTAGACCAGAGAAATATTAAGACATGCGCATAGATCTAAGATTTTTATAAAAAGGGTAAGAAGAATGGCCGCCCCGTGTGCCCAACAAGCCTTAACCCGTCTTCGACATGATCCGTTTCATCAAGTCGATGATATGCGTATCACATCCTATGCGGCTCGTTATTATTTAAACCCTCCCGCGGCAAATTGTCCGACAACCTTTCCTGTGAATGCGACCACTCGTATTCAGAAAAGCGGTGCATCGTGGGTAGAAGGCGAATGGAAAACGGATGTGGAATCAGATCTGAAGGGTATTGATCGTCTTGGAAGTAAAATTCGATGCGATGCCGTCCAGTATGACCCCGACACAAATCGTAATCATCAGCGTAGTTTGAAGCATGCGCAGGATGAAGTCGTCCCGCTCACCTTTGCTCGTCTTGTTGATCCACCTTGTACTCTTCGTACTACCGGCTGGAATCGATGGCAGCCTCTCTTTCACAATCCACAGGAAACATTTGAAACACCATTTGATTTCTTTATCCCGACGCGTGATTTGGACAAAGAAAAGTACAACACCCATCGTGAAAAGGCATGTTTTACCCCCTCTCAGCAGCCCCCCCTTTCAGAACTCGGACACGAGAAGCATATGCGTTAGTTACGTATTTCATTTTTAATTGTATCATTCTATCATAATAGGATGATACAAGCATTAATTAATATGATTTCGCGCTGTTTTTCTTGTATGTCATGTTGTCAACCAAATACCCCTCTTGAAGAACATTATAAAGAAATGAATACCTACACCGAAGCATTTGTACTCCACGAACGTTCTAACTAGACTCCTCCTCTGGTGCTAAGATCCACATTTTATAACGCTTCATATTTACCATTTTGATATGACCATGAACCCAATTAAAATGAACCATGATCGCAGTCTTATCGATCCGATCTGTGTTCTCATAATACATTTTTCCATTTGGATATTGTTCCAATAACAGTGGTTGAAAACGTGAGAATGGTTTTACAAATTTATTAAAATACGTCTGATCATTGTTATCAAATGCGCATGTTTCATATTTTTGTTTTCCCGCATCGGATACACAATCATATAATTGAATTGTTTTTGGATTCGACCGAATGAAAATGTATCCTGTACAAAGATTATCTGTATTCCGATCATCCTGTGAATCATTTTGGATCCGTCCGTCAAACTGATCATCCATTTCCCATTTCTGAAGATCGCTGTTCGGATTCTTTCGAAACACGATATCGCCATCGATCAACAAGATGTTCATGTTCAGAGAAAGAATTCGAAAGATCCATTCCAACTTCAAATAACAGATCCGATCATACCCCTTTGTATTCCAGGCACAAAAACGCTCATGGGTATCATTTGCAGTAACCACATGATACCCTTTTTTCATAAACCAATTTGCTGATTTCTTGTCTAGACAAAGGATCAGCACAGATCGATCTAGGCCAAATGGAGCAAGACTTTTCAGCATATTCAATGTATAGAGACGATAACCATAATTAGTAACAGTTGTCCATACCGTTTTACCAGTGGAACATGAAGTAACCTGTTCCAATGTTACTTCAATCGACATGTCTGAATCTTTATTGTGCGATCCGGTTTATGTTCTCAGAATAATCTATGTTGCCTTTTATCAAAAAATTAAAGCAAGAAACTGATAGTATGGAAGTAGCCGCTCTCGCTGGACTCCTCGGATTAGGCTTTGTGGTCTCTAAAACCGGCCAAAAAAAGAAACAAGATTCATCTTCTATCCCATCATCGCACACACAGCCACCCGTCGATACGACAGGTCCTCTTTTTCGTCAGCAAGCAAATCGTGAAGGATTCTTGCCAGCCGCACGTGGCCCGAATGGAGATGCTTTAACGATTGCTCCGAAAGGGGCCGCTGCTACTGGATTTGGACCCGAGCTGGACATGATGTATCAAATGCCAAACGGTCAAACCTATCCTTCCGAGCCTAGCACTGGTCCATACGGCACGGCATTTGGATACGCTTCTAACCAACCACCCTACGCACCAGGATTCCTCCCGGGTACACAACCGTCACCCTCTCCCATTGAATCAAATATTCCCATGACGGAATATCGTTCCGACAATACGGAAGCGAGCCCCAATTACATGGACAGCGATTACGTGATTAGCCCCTTATCTGGTCAACGCATCGTATCCGCTGAATACAAGCATAACAATATGCAGCCTTTTTTTGGTGGCCGTATCAAACAAAACATTGCCCCACAGTCCAATACGAGTGTCCTTGATATGTATAATGGTTCAGGATCGACACAAATGAAAAAGCGTGAAGTGGAGAACATGTTTGAGACGTCGCGTGCGCCTTATGGAAATCCAAACGGTATGGAGGACAACACTGAATTCTTTCAATCGCGTATTGCTTCGAATGCACCGGTTGTGCGTAATGGTGAGCGCCCTTTTGAACCCACCAAAGTGGGAGCAGGGCTGGGAGAGAGATTTGGAATGAACGGAAAAGGCGGATTTCAGCAATTGGAGATTAATGAAATCATGCGTCCGAAGGATACCAATGAGCTGCGCGTCCTCTCGAATCCGAAGGAGACCTATGACAAACCGATGGTTCCTGGTCAGCACTTTATTGGGTCGAATGCGGAACTAAAAGACATCGGTGAAGTTCGACGTTACAAGCCCGATACCTTTTACATTGATGAAACGGGTGAGCGCTATTTTACAACGACGGGTGACTTGATCAAGGAAACGGTTCGCTCGACGCAGATTATGCCCCATACGGTCCGTCCGGAAACTTCGGTGGAATACGAAGGTGTGGCCTCCTCGCAAGATTTTGGCGAAAGTTATGTGACAGGTTCCTATCGTATGCCCACTTCCCAGCAATACGGTGGTGCGGGATATCGTAATGCGGACATGACTAGTTATTATACCAAGGATACTGGGGCTGATAAAGCTGATTATGGAAAGTCTTCTATTGAAATTCGTCCAAACGAGCGTAATGAGACATCAGAGCGAGTGATGGCACTCAATGCTGTCCCTGCCGATAATGGTCTGGGTATGGCACGATATTCTGATGATTCGCGCCCTACTCGTCGCAGTGAGACCATTGGAAACATTCGCATGACAGGTACACCCTACACCCATGTGGATCGTGCGGCGGCGATTACAGTGTGGGATCCAAAGGACATTGCTCGCACAACTGTGAAGGAATCAACTATCTATTTGGATCGCATGGGTATTATGGCCGCTGGCGTTGCGCCTGAGCGTCTGAAGGTATATGATCCAGATGACATAGCACGTCCGACGCAGAAGTCACAACTTTCTGCAGGTTTGTCATGGACAGGTCCAGGAGGAAACGGAGCATGGTCTGATGCTATGGATCCAACTGCTGCATACAACATGCGCACCAATCCAAATAAGGAACAGATTGCTCGCGGGCGTAAACCGATTGCCGGTTCAGGATCATCCGCAACCTTCAATGGAGACCCTGGTCGTCAATTATCAAAGAAGCTCGATGCGGATATCACGAATGATCGCGCACTTGCCGTTAATCGCTCCGTGGACATCACTCCTGGTGTAGGTGACATCGGGCGCGTAGAGTATCGCGTTCCTCTCAATCTGGATGTGAGCCGCGAACGAAATACTTATTCCGCAGTCGAGGCGGTAGAAAACAACCCACTCATGCAAAGTCTTCGCAAGAATGCGGAGATTGATGATGCAGCAGTACGTGAATATCGCCAGTACTTGGCATCTGGTCGATAGAATCTAAAGATCGAGAAAGATAAAATGACAAATGGAGGAACTTCGTGCGCATGTAGAGAAAGCATTTGAGAATGCAGAAAAAGGAGAATCCAAAATCACGCAAGAGATCATCGAGATGGAAGGAATGTCGGGTATCAAGACACGGCATTTTTACAATAATTTATTGAATCGCGACGACGCACGATATTTGGAGATTGGTACATGGAAGGGATCGTCTATTTGTTCCGCCATGTGTGGAAATAAAGCAAAGGCGGTATGTATTGATAATTGGAGCCAGTTCGGTGGTCCCAAGAAGGAATTTATTCAAAATTTTAAGAAATACAAGGGAGATAATTATGCTATTTTTATCGAAAAGGATTGCTATCAAGTCGACGTCGAATCCCTTCCCTCTTTTAATATTTATATGTACGATGGAGAACACTCTAAGGAAAATCATTCACGTGCTCTCACACATTTTTATGATTGTCTAGATGATACTTTTATCTTTATTGTGGATGATTGGAATTGGCGTCATGTGCGTGAAGGAACACTTGAATCATTCCAGCATTTGAAACTGAAAACACTATATAGCAAAGAGATCCGAACGACATATAATGATTGTGATGTTATTTTTGGTAGCCCTGAACAGAAAGCATGGCACAATGGTATTTATGTAGCGATTCTTCAAAAGAGTTCAATCTAAAGACTGTGTAAAACATGATAGTAGTTATCATGTCATCTGAACAACAAGTCCCAGGCAATTCTGAACCAAACGCTGTTGTCGAGCACCCTGAAGAGGAGCCTACATCATGGGTATCACGTCATTCACGTAGCCTGTTGGGTGCTGGTGTGTTCAGTGTGGTTGTGATATTGGGTGTCACAATTCGTTCATTTCTCCGAAGAAAAGACTAAACGTTGTTTTAATAATTATTATTTTTTGGTATCATCATGCTAAAAAATAATAAAGATAGATAGTATAATGTCACTACCACCCGTTAATGCGACTACGGTTGCGCTGAATAATTCTCCTCCAGGAACAACCGAGCTGTTTGGAAAGATGATACTGGGCGTAGGAATTGGAGGTGCTGTTATTTGTCTAGGAGCAGTCATCTATAGCAAAGTAAAAGGATCCGATAATGCGAATCCGGCTGCGGTAAAGGGAGGTACACGACGCTCACTTCGCATGCGGCGCTCGAATAATAGAACACGCAAAGCATAAATAGGCTCGTGATCATATCAATCGTACGAACATTTTCTATTCATATAATATAATGAGTGATACTTCTACCAAAGTTGCTTTGGGTACGGTACTCGCGATAGGATTAGTAACCGTTATCGGATTCGTTAGTGGGATGATAGATGGTAAGAAGAAACAAGACGAGGCGGGAACACCGGTAACGGGTGGAGCGCGCCATACGAGTCGTAAGCACCGTGTGCGTCGCAATAGAACTCGCAGATCATAAATTGGTATGTATGTAACGATATCATTAAAATGAGATAAATTCTAATAAGATAGTATAATGTACGAAGAATATACTATCGGGATACCTCTTGGTTTAATGGCACTCGCTGGCCTTTTTAAGATGACATTTGGGCGTAATAGCCAGCATGGCGGTGGACAGTCTGGTGGCAGACGACGCACACGCCGCATACGAAATGTACGTCGTGCGAAGAATGGAACACGCAGAGCATAAACATGTCTGATACTATGATGAGTAAATGGACCATACCCCAATCATTGTCACAGGTCCTCCTGGATGCGGTAAAAGTTACTGGATCCAGAAGTATGCACAAGAAATCCAAAAACAACTCTTTGTTTGTCCGTGTCGAAAAGATCGAACTCTCCGTGATGGTCGTCAAAAACTTCATATCTGGGCGCGCCGAACCGAGCCCGCCATTTTGTGGCTAGAAGGCGCTGACGATTTGACACCAGAAGCACAAGCATTTCTTCGTCGCATTCTTGAAACGCATGCGTCGGAAGTTCTGTTCATTTTGGAATGCCGTGATGCAGGTCGTCTTCAAGAACCAATTCGGTCGCGTTGTAAAATGAAGCGTATCCGTCTCCCATCATGGGCCGATCTCGAACACTATTTGTCAACTATCCACGGATTGAATCGCCTCGAAATCAAAGAGTACTTGACAACAAATGAATTATCCTTTCGACGTGCGAAACAATGCGCACAATTACAACTTCATTATCCTGAAATATGGAAGCATACTCTCGAACATCGTAGGAAAGAACGAGAGGAAATACAACATCTGTCGTCGGAACATTTGCCACAATATATCCGAGAGGGATATCACCCTGAATTATTTATCCATTCCTTACTATCGGACGATCGTGTGTTGAAAGACTACGGTGTTTGTACAGAATTGGCCGGTTCGTTGTGGGCCTTTTTGGGGAGTACACTTGATCGACGTGCGTTCGATAGGGTCACGACAACACCACAGAAGGAAGAAGAATGAATCGTGATTCGGTCCTTTCCGTTTATTCCGATGCTCGTACCGAATATACAAAGCAACTTTGTGTATTTCTAGTTCCGGCTTATTTTCAATTCTATGTTGAACTACTGGAAAAAGCGAAACGTATGATGATTCATGAGCCAAAGCGTGCGCTTTGGCAATTTCAAAATTACTTGAATGAGATTCATGACTGGAATATGGAGAAAGTTGTGAATGAAATTCATGTGATTCAGGCAAATTCTGGGTGTGACTACTTGGAAGATCTTCTTACGGCAGTGTTCATTGCGCATACAAAAGTACTAACCGCCATTCGTCTTTCGACAAACAATAAAAAGGTGGAAATCAATATTCCAAAAGTAGAACATTTCTTATTCAAAGTACTATGTGAAACGGCTAAGTTGTTATGGAGCTCGACATATTTGTTTCGAGATGGTATTCCGGGTATGGAAAAACAACAGAATTATCGTAATATCGAGAACATGTTACATGAAGGAATTGTTCAAGCAGTACGAAGTCTCGTACCTGTTAAGTCTATTTTGAAAGACTTTGTGAATCATGATTCGGCATCAAAAGAGGACGAAGATAGCGATGAAGAAGCAGAAAAGAAAGAAGAACTTATTATTCCTCCGTCAGTTGATATGAATAATCAAGAGGTTTCTAATACGTCTGACGTAGTTATGTCTACCGCTATACCTGAGGCTGTACCCGAACCTGTACCCGAACCTGTACCCGAGCCCCAACCTGTGGCACAGCCAATCGCCCCCGTAATTGTGCTAGATGATAAACCTACGGTTCGTTTTGGAGAATTTAATGCTATGTTTGATTCTGAACATCCAACAAATTCCGATCTGATCATGGAATCAAATGAGAAGGAAGAAAGTATTGTCAGTTCGGATCACGATTCCGGCCCGGTTCTTCAAATCCTGGAAGAAGAAGGAACCTCGATGGAAAACGATATGGAAATAGAAGCATTAGATGAGTTTAATGCACCATCTGAATCAATTGGATTAGATGACTACGAGGAACTCTAAGTGCGAATACGAAGTGCGAATACGAAGTGCGGACAGGACACGTGTGTTTTTCTCACACGAACTGGAAATGATACCCGTATGGTTCCCTTGGATGCTTGTGGGAGGAATCCTGTTTATTGTCATGAGCTTTGTTGGTGCGAGATACAAGGATAAGGAATATAGAAATATACAATTTATTCAAGATTTCATAAGTGGTTCGATCTTAATTGCGTTTACAGGTATACTTGTTCCGGATCTGTTTCCTGTTATGGAGTTGCCCACAAGTCTACCATCTATGCCTTCATTTAGTGGTGTAAGTATGGGAGATGAGATGGAGTTACAAGTTGGTCCGCCACGTTTAATTGGTAGATAAGGCTATTATAATTTTATAGCAATACGGTAGACATGCCGACTACTATTTATGATGCTTCTCAAATTACTCAGCGACGCATGAACAAGGCGCAATCCGGCGATTTCATCAACCGCATCCAGAATTATGCTAACCCTAGTGCGGGCTATGCTTCTCGTCTTGGTGTGTTTGATCAGTCCATTATTAACACAGTGAAAGATGGAAATATGAAGTACTACCGCAAGCAGGATGGTGGTGCGACAGTCGTTATCAATGGTTGCCCATGCCCCCCTCTTACAGGTGATTGCCAAACAAATTAATTATTTTTCTTGTTTATCATTTATCATATGATGATTTCATTATATGATAAATGGAATTATCTATTTACTTTCCATTTCGACGTTTCATCAACTCTTTTGAATACGGATACCAGCGATACGAAACTGCAAATTCAGAATTAAGAGAGATATACATTTTCCCATCATTTCCTTTCATCTTTTTGTTAGGGCACTCTTGTGCCGGATAGGGTGGAGAAGACCGAGTTGTATATTTTTTAGTAGTTTGTCGTACACATCGGTATACTTTCTTAGAAGTACGACGTCTCATTCTACTAAAAAATCTAGAAATTATACACCCAATGAATACACCTTGTCCTCCACAGGTACTTTATTCTTCCAGATAAACTGTTGAAAGACCGGTCGATGAAGCTGATCTTTTGGAACTGCACTATGGACATCTTGTGCGATCCGAATGTACAGATCAAACCCTTCGTATTTCTCTTCTCCTTCTTCAGTTTCATATACGGTTTGACCTGCATCGTTAATCGTCCAGCTCCAGAGAAGATTGTAAAGTGGCGATTTTGTTTCGTACACTTTCCAGGACCCCTCTTCACTCATGATCGGAATTCCTTTTCCTTTCTTCTTTTGTGGCGGCTCATCGAAAAGACCATCGATCAGACTGACCGCTAGGCGGCAGAGATCAAATGATGGATTGGGAGACACCTTGGGTTTGGAATGATCAAAGAACGGTCCGAAGTTATATTGATCTCCGGCATCTTGATCGGGCCAGTGATCATCTGAAACCCAGAGATGGCGACCCAGACGAAAGATCGATCGACCAAAATCAATGATCGTAAAAATCTTTCCAAATGTCGGAACTCTCCAAACGGTTCCGTCGCGCTTTCGATAATACAGAAACTTCTTGTCTGTCTTTCTCCAAAGAATATTATTGGAGTGAAGATCATTGTGTGTAAAACAGATCGCACTTTGTAAAAAGGTGAGCGCTGACACAACTTGGAACATCCACGCAATCCAACGTGCCTCCCATCCCTGTGATTCGCGCTCAAATCCATCGATCTCATCGACATCCAGAAGTGAATCCATCACACCCTCTTGTGCTTCTTGTGCGATCATAATAATTGGCATGTTGGGAAGTTCTAGACAAATATCAAATTCCAATTCCGGTTCCGAGTCTGATCCATATTCCGATCCACTATCCGATCCAGAATCCGATTCTGAATCGGAACGGGAACGGGATGAATCCGATCTTTTACAAGATTGTCTCCGCGTGATCGATTGATTGATCTCCATCATATTGGAGGAATTGTCAGCATGTTCTTCGATCGTATCAAATGTAACAGATTGAACTGACTCCGCATCACTGTCCGTGTCATCTGTTAGATCAAGAGGCTCCAATTCCACATCCGATTCGTCGCCATCTACAAACGGACAGGTGGTAATCTCTCGATAGAATTCATCATAATTGGGGATAGCCGCCTTATTCTCATGAAGTACGGTTAAGCGAGCACTATGGGATTCCATACCCTTCCAAAACCAACGACATTGGCGATAGGTATCATACTCATTTGTAATTGTGTATTGATAATTCTTACTAATTCCCGTAAATGAACCATATGATAAGATACAGTGTGGCGTTAAATCCAACTCTCGAAAACGACTTAATATAAAATTACACACGGCATCTACATAGGCCTGGTTGTTATGACTATGTAATTTAAGAAGTGTACTCTTCCATGTCTTTTCGCTTTGAGGCAAAAGAGGGTGTTCTGGGCAGATGTATTTCTCTTTAATGATGTCGATTGGATTTAATAAATGAACTGTTTTAACAAATACATCGCATAATTCAGGACTAGCCGGATCGGCGCTCTCATCCGTGGATACCGGTGTGCGCATGGCGCTCCAAAACTTTGGGCGTTCTTGCGAAACCCATTGATTGATTTGATACTTAGTGGGAAGTTCCATATTTTTATGAGAAAGTGCTGATTTAGGAATGGTGAATTGATCGAGAGCAGGAAAGTATCGTTGTAAATGGGCATAATTAGAAAAGGATTCACGTTCATTCTCCGTAAGGTCGCGACTTCGACAGGGTTCTTGAAGAAGCGTCTTTCGTACCGCTTTCATCTCTTTGGTTGGAAGACTTGTGCGCGTGTTTCTGAAGCGCACAACAATTCAATGGGTTGTAGTAGAATTAGTATGGCAGCACAAGGTGGTGGTCTAAATGTCAATCTCCGGAAGTTCGCTATGAAATCAATTCCACAAGATGCGGTTGCAGTATTTATTGGTCGTCGTCGTACCGGTAAGTCCACCCTGGTTCGTGATTTATTGTTTCATCATCAAGATTTGCCAATGGGTTGCGTGATTTCCGGAACAGAAGAGTCAAACGGTTTCTTTAAAAAGATTGTACCACCCATGTTTATCCATGGAGAGTACAATGCAGTTATTTTAGCAAACTTTGTAAAGCGCCAGAAACTTGTCATGCAACGGATTCAGCAAGATTTAGAGAAAGGAATCAAGTCGAACATCGATCCGAGAGCTTTCTTGATTTTGGACGATTGTATGTACGATGATTCATGGACTCATGATAAAAACATTCGATATCTATTTATGAACGGTCGTTGGCTCAAGGTATTTTTTATCATTACCATGCAGTTTCCGCTGGGTATCCAGCCGGCTCTTCGTACTAACGTCGATTATGTATTTATTCTGAGAGAGCCGTATATGAACAATCGTCAGCGTTTGTATCAGAATTACGGTTCTGCCTTTCCGTCCTTTGAATTTTTTTGTCAAATGATGGACCAATGTACGCAAAATTATGAATGTTTGGTCATTAATAACAATACGCAGAGTAATAAATTGGAAGACACTATTTTTTGGTATAAGGCAGAAGTTCACGGCGAATTCAAGATGGGTGCGCCAGAATTGTGGCGACAATCAGAGATGCTGGCGCGCGGCAGAGAAGAAGACGACAATGCACAATTTGATCCACGTGCCTCTCAGCGACTGAAAGGGCCTGCCATTAATGTACAAAAACGATACTAAAGTAGAATGAACAAGAAAGTAATTCACGTGTTAGTTATGATATTGCTTGTAGGAGTAATATTATATGTATATTGCTCATCCTATGCGGAAGGATTGAAAGAGGTGCCACAAGGCCCTTTACGATGTGGTGTCGATTTACCCTCTTGCTCGGGTGAACATGTACGGTGTATCAATGGATATTGTCGTTCGGATGTGGCAGCCACTCTTCCTCCTTTTTCTGATCTGCGTATGACACCACCAACCTCTTATTGACCATAATAAAACCTCACCAATTGCTAGAAAATGGCTCATCCGAAAGCAATGGGAATTGGCGCGATGCTTGTATTATTGGTTGCGGCAGTGGTTGTGCTGCCGATGATTGTGCGCTATATTGATCGCATGGAGCCTCATTTTGTGATTTCTGGATTTCAGGATTTGGCGGAAGCCCAGGCGCAGGCTCAAAATGAGCCATCCAGTGGACCCGTCCGTGTTCCCGCTCAGGCATCAAACTCGATGGCCAGCATGTATCACCCGGATCCGAATACAAATTACATGTGCGGATCGCCGAACGGTAATGGACAGTCCTGCCCGGAAGGCACGTTTTGCGACGGCCCGTCTAACTCATGCATCCCCACATTCATCGGCGGAGACGTTCCTGACATTGGTTACTTCTCATAAATAGAAGATGTATTATCAAAATAATATCATATGGATTATTCGTATGATATTATGTTGCTACGATATACTTTAAAAAACAGATTGATAGGCGTTACGAATGGATCGACCCACGCGGTCGTAGATATCCGTATATCGTACACGCAATTCTTTCAATTTAGAGATTAATTTATCTTGATATGCGTATAAGATATATCCAACAATCATTCCACTCGCCGCATCATGGAGCAATGAATATTGGAATCCAAAATATCCGTCTAAGAAAAATGGCATTTTCTTAATCAACATGCGATTCATATAAAAAACAACACCAATGACACCAAAAATAATGGACACCTCCGTGAGAAGCATAACAGTTGATTGTTGTACAGGGTCATTGTCTGGAACTGCTTCATCTAGTAGTAATGAAAAGATGGAACCGGTTATAAAATATAGTATTGATACAATAAAAAGGGAAATAACCTTTATGGAATAAAATCCAACGCTACGATCAATGCTCATTCTACTACATCTTTCTTTTTACGCACTGTCAGGAGTCACCACTGAATTCTCTGGAACGGGGGCATCTGCCTCATCTGTCGCTACCTTCTCCATCGTGACAACCGGCTTCTCCAACTTGCGCTGAAGAGCCAAATCACCCTGGACGCCAAACATACTGTCAAATTGACCCGCTGAGGAACCACCCGAAGTCGATGCGCCCACCACTTGCTTCGCACCCTTGGTACGTTCCTCAAAGAACTGCTCACGAGAATCCTCGTTCTCCTTGTATTTCTTCATGAGAGTGTTCAACTGATCATTGTTGTACTCCTGATCCTTGATCTCATTCGGAGAAGGGTCCCACGGAGTCCACTTGCCCACCTCACCCAGAAAGATGTTGTGATACTTATCCTTGGACTGGAGCTTCTTCGCCTTGATCTCCGCCTCCTTCGGATTGCCATATACTCCACGAACCTTGACACCACGGATGGACGTGCGGAACTCATTCAGCGCATAGAACTCCTCCTCCAGTTTTGTCTTGTGAGTATACATGAAATCGTCATATGCTTCCACAATTTTGGTCTTGTTCAGATCTGCCTTATTCTTCTGAATAAACGGACCATACTGGCTCATCACGTCGTCGAGGCGCAGACGATTCTTACGGCAAATCTCCGCCGACGCCATCTGATCTGCCTTCTCGAGCTCCTTACAACGCTCGTCAAGCTGGTCGTTAATGTTTTTTACGAGTTCAACTGTGTACTTCTCCAGGTTCTTAATCTTCCAGTCTACCTCATATGCATGGAGGAACTTTTGGAAGAAGAAGAGTTCCTTTTTATCGAGCACTTTCTCCGGACTGATAAAACTGAGAAGGACGTAGCGCTGGCCTGGAATTTCGGTATCCTCGTCCAAAAAATCTTCGATTACGGCGTTGTTGTCTGAGCTCATCTCTACAGTCTTTCAGACAGGCATGCTTTAAACTCAGATGGGGTTGCTATCTCCCCCCCACGCCCTTATCTCCGACAACTTTTGAGACAGAGGTGCGGGAGGTAGATCGCAAAACGATCGTTGCGTCCCCGCATTTTTTCTTGCGTGTAAATATAGAATCATGATGGGCTACGGATTTGCTGAAATTGTCAATCGCATTATTAAGTACCTCATCGAGGGTCTTGTTATCGCCGCCGCCGCTATCTTCATCCCGAAGCGCGCTCTGCCTCTCGACGAGGTCGCCACCCTCGCCGTCCTCGCCGCCGTTGTGTTTGCCGTCCTCGACGCTGTCTCGCCCTCGGTTGGTGTTACCGCCCGTCAGGGTGCCGGCTTCGGTCTCGGCGCTAACCTCGTCGGTTTCCCCGCACGTATGTAAGTACCCATTTTTGAATAATCACTGATTTAATTTGTGTATTAACTCAATATATGGTATGATCTTTATCTAAATCTTTAAAAATAACATATTTTCCAAATTGATGGATATTATGTTGTCGGATTGAATATTTAACCCCGCATATTTTGCATAAATTCGCGAGCGCATAATGTCACATCCTTCAGATCCCCCCGTTGAACAATTTGACGAATTTCAGAATGAAGTTTCGAATGATGGGTTCGAACGAGTGTCATCTGAAGATGTTTGCGACCGACCAGAATGGGAGTCGCAAGAAAGGTAGATAGTTTTCCATAATGAATTTTGGAACGAGGTCCATAGTATTTGACTTGACCAATGTGACTAAATGTCTCATCGATCAGATCGATTCCTTTATCGGTAAGAGGGAATCCTGCATAACGTTTATGGCTAATAGGAATATCCTTGTAGGCATAAAAGCAGACATTGTGAAGTTTTGTGAGATGAATGGCTGAATAGTATTCAAAACGGGAAGGAAGACATGACATAGTCGCCATGCGTTGTTCGAGAAATTGGAGATGGAGTGAAAGCGACATGGTGGAATGACTGTCAATATATGGAAATGATCAATTTTGTAATTTCTCAAACATCGAGAACATTTTTAGACCTTCATGAAACAACTTCACATCGCCTAGAATCTTTCTAGCCAATGCTTTTGTATTTTTATTTCGATAGGAAGAGAACATCCATATCGTCGAATTGTATTTTTTCCAGTTCTGGTATTGAGTAAAATCTGAACAAATGTTCACATAAATACTATACAACTCCTTCTTATAAGCCTTGTGAGTATCATCCGCTGGAACAATACTATCAGGTTTATCAACAGGTACAAATGAGTCTTCAAAAATCAAACTCATCCATTTTAACATACGTTCCATTTGCATTAAATCTAATTCACGTTCATCGTCGGTTTCGGACCGAACCAGAGTAGGAGTCGGGGCGTTTCGTCCTGAAAAATAAGTTGTATATAATCCAGCAACACTTGATGCCATAATAGGGGCAATGTTATTGACAACGAGGTGATATAAAAACTCCGAACCTACAACTGCCATCTTTGTAGAGAGAGTTTATTTTTATTTAGATAGGGTTAGTACTTCCGTATCTAAATCGATCGAATCTTTTGGTGTGTTCAGTGGTTTAGCCCATTGAATAAAGGATTTACTAAAGTGGAAAAGGCGATTTGTTACACCATGAATGGATTGCGTGATTTTATGATGAATCGGCTCAATGATATGTTGATTTACTGTATGTTTTACTTTTTTAACTGCTGCACGTACGTGCTTTATTCCTGGCAATTCCATAATTATCTCGCGCAAAGTTGATATGATTTGTGTTTTGTTGTTTAACCATAACACGACTGTGCGAGTGGTATCGGATGCGGTATTTGTAAAAGGATACCATATACAATAACCGATCCATTCAATATATTCTTTTATAATCATTACATCTTTGTATAACAGTGTAGTGGATAGATCACGCTTTCCTTGAATCCACTCATACGACGCATTTTGTATATTATGGTACATCATCATTGGTACGTCCTGGATAGATATCGTTCCGTTTTGAAGTTGAAAGATACCATCCATCAATCCCTTATTTCGCTCGAGAGTGATATAGATTAATTTTATACAGGCAGTACCCTTCAAAAGAGAAGGCGTGCTAATGAAATCAAACTGTGTATATTTCTGTGTAACAAGAGAAGTGCATACATATGCGGTAAGATGCGGAGTCAGACCAAAGTAGAATAGAATAAATAGATGAAGAAAACAGATAGAACAGAAGAAGGATATCACGCCCGTTCGACAACGTCGTTTTTTGATCCGATTTTCTTTTAATATATTGATGCTACTTTGGATGGATAGCAACGCATTGTGCCTTGTATCCTTCTGTGATTCATCTGGATTGTCTTGATTTTGTTCTTGTAATTGGGCGCATAGTTTTTCGAGCTGGTCTTCCATATTGAGTGATTTACATTGAGATTTTTGTATCAATCAAATTTTAAATTTTATGATACAAAATACATTACAACATATGGAGACTACGTAGTCTTAATAAAACCCCACTTCATTTCGTCGCATATCTTCTGCCACGTCTTATCCTGTAAATACAACTTGTCACGATTCTTCAAAAGAGGAAAGCATGCCAAATATTCATCCATTTCCAGCAACTCGCAGAATTTATAAAGGACATATCCATATGACAAAAAGTTACGACGGCCTTTCGGACAATGCTTTTTAAAAGATGGCTGAATCTCGCGGAACATATGACGCAACTTTTCTTCGTCTTCGCGAGACATGAAGGGCGCATTTTGACCATTCAGGCGATTAATGATATGCGGAATATGCTCATAATATTTCGAACATTTCATCTTACGAAGAATTTCACGCAACTTTGTGGGCTTCAGCGAACCCATATTGGTAATTCGCTCTTTCTTCAATTGTAGTAAAATCTCATCATATACATCGGCTGGAATTTCAGTGCTCTCCTTGGCCTGGAATTGTGCCAACCACTCATTAAAATGATTGATCTTCTTATAGGCATAATAACAAACTTCTCTTGGCGGATCCTTGTAGGACGGCTTATCACTATCTACCAAAATAAACTCTTGGTGACCGCATTTGGAGCATGTCAGGTTCGCTTCGTTGAGACACATGATCATTTCATTTCCACAGCTTTCACAATTTGTCCACGGATCATCATATTCCTCCATTGTATTTCTGCCCATCGACGGGTCTTCGATCTGTAGATAATCATTCAGAAGTTGATTTCGTTGAAAGCTCTTCTTCTCTTTAGAGCCTTCCGTTTTCTGTTCATTTTCACTGGAAGACAGAGCAAATGCGTTTGTGGATGAATGTTCATCCTCTGCAACTTCTTCTAAAATCGCCAAAATGGAACCTGGTTTTGCTTTATTGGAGACAAAGTTTGCTGTGCCCTGCTGGATTTGATCCTGAATATCGTAATAATGGTACAGAATATCACCCGTTCGAAGATAATAGTCCATCATTTCGGATCCGTCTTCGATAGAACGGATCTTCTTCTCTAACGCTTCGATCTCTCGCTCTATTCGCCAGATCTCCATATCAGACGTCGTTTCACTCATTTTCTTTTTAAGAACATCTTGTTCTTGTCTATACATTCCAACTTTATCCTTCTCTTCCATCATACTTTGAATCTTTTGGTGGTGAATCGCATCGAGTGTAGTACGGGCCTCTGGGTTACTTCGTTTTGAACTCTTTACTTTAAAAAAGGCACTCTCACTCATGCTCCTGAAAGGTACTTATACGGTATGAGAGGTGTGGTTTTAAACCCTCCCTTCTATATACTGCGTTTGATTCGTGTGAAAAAATCGTACGGGAAAGCCTTTTAGGCGCCATAAAACAAATATTCGACTGTGATCTGATCTGTCGGTTCAATACGATGAGCACGAATTCGTTCCATTAATTGATCCATTCTTCGATTGAATTCGGTTTCTTCCAGATGGAGGATTCCTGCTCGAGTATATCGAAAAGGCGACGGATACACGGCGGATCCGTCCTTGTATCGATCTGGATTAAATCGAAGAAATACGATTTTTCGAAATCCCACGTCTTCGTACAATTCTACCATACGTTTCTCCTCACATGAATAATTGGAATGCTTATTTTCATCAATTTCGATCATCAGGCAGTGCGAACCAAAATCAATGGCCACATCGGGTCGGCGACGTGAACACCCCCCTTCGACGATCTTGTCAAATCGCATCGTAAATTTCTCCTGAAAGTTCTCCTTCAATTTATCAACCACATGATGCTCTTTTAACTTATATTTACGGGGAATGACAGCATCTGGATTCAGAACACAGTAGCAACGGAAACAGTAGGGGTTCCATTTGGAACCAACAACCGAAATCATATGACAATGCTTACATCCGCTAGAGGGTGTACAGATGATACATACAGATGTTCTTTTATCATGTATACATGTTCGATTCCCGTGACATTCTACACATTGATTTCTGATTTTAGAATGTTCACAAATATTTTTGCCGGCGCATTCTACACAAATATACTTATTATTACCATGAATACATATTTCAGTTCCACCGCATTCTGTACAGCGACTTCTACGTAGTTGGTGAGGGCATATTTGAGATCCATCACATTCTATACACAACTCTCTTCTCTTATGATGTTCACATATTTCTGAACCATTACAATCAACACATCTACTTTTTATTTTTTGATGGGGGCAAATGCTCCCGCCCTTACATTCTGTACAACGACTTCTGCGCTTGCTGTGAGGACATATGTTTCCACCATGACAATCTTTACATTGATATTTTATTCTATCATGAGAACATAACCCCTTTCCATCACAATCTTTACAGTATATCTTGTATTTTCCATGATCGCATATACTGGCCCCTTTACAATCTTTACATTGAAATGAATATCTGCCATGTTCGCATTTCTTACGTATGTATTTTGGTTTATCTTCTGTCATTTTTACTTATATTTTACTGTTCTAATCGATCAAATTTTATATTTTTTTAAATTTTCTCAATATAAAGAGATAAGCGCATTAAGAATATAAAAAAATGAAAAAATGATCGATTACAAACTCCCCGGCTAAATTTTGTAAAGATGTGTTTTCCCAAAATTATTTTGTATTGTCTAAGTATAAAACCCACAGATGACAGGAGGAGGTCTGATGCAACTTGTAGCTTACGGCGCCCAGGACGTTTACCTGACTGGCAACCCCCAGATCACCTTTTTCAAGGTTGTGTACCGCCGCCACACCAACTTTGCCATGGAGTCCATCGAGAACCCGTTTAACGGCGCCCCGAACTTCGGCAAGAAGGTGACTTGCACTATCCAGCGCAACGGTGACCTCATCCACCGCATGTACCTCCAGGCGACCCTCCCGCAGGTCGCTCTCCAGTCGACCGACGGCTCTGGCGCTCAGTTCCGTTGGCTCAACTGGATCGGTCACAACCTCATCAACTACGTTGAGATTGAGATCGGTGGTCAGCGCATCGACAAGCACTACGGTGACTGGATGCACATTTGGAACGAGCTCACCCAGGAGGCCGGCAAGCAGGCTGGTTATGCCAAGATGGTCGGCAACGTTCCCGAGCTCACCAACCTCCTGTACCAGGGTGGTTCGTCTTGCGACAACGATTGCTACGGCGGTGAGCCCCTCACGTCCGAGGTCATCACCTCGTGCGCCCCGATGTACACCCTGTACATCCCGCTCCAGTTCTG